AGGCACTACATGCTCCGTAAATATTTTACAAATTGAACAAACGAAGGAGCGGCATTGGGTCCGTTTGCTGCATCAACAAGGACAGGAAGAAATTGCTTTAATGCTTGCGCTTCCTGCGCTGACTGTTGGTACGCGTTTTGTGTCAACGATGAAAATGCAGGGTTACCGGGTCCGACATCTGAGCCGTCAGTTACTGGTTCGTCAGGACGTTGTGTTGGGGAGAACAATGGTGTCGCACCTGAACCAGCCGGTGCGCTTTTACCACCACGAGGGGCACGTACGCTAGGGGTTGCGGACATAGGTGCACCGGACTGAATGTCCATAAAGTCAGCGTTCTCCCCGTAAGCCATGCCAGTCATCTGAGCATTCACTTGCTGAGGTCCGCCATCCGTGCGACGCGACAACGCGCCAGGAGCGGACACAGGAGCAGGGTTGGAAGGAGTACGGGAACCACCATGACCGTTAGCCATTCTCTTCACCATCTTCCTTCAACATAGACATCAACTGATCCATCACGTTCACCGTAGGAAACTCGACAGTCTCCTCGATCACTACTTCCTCATCGTCATAATCGTCATCATCAGGATCGATAGCGATAAGGCCATTCTGTACAGCGGTTTCTAGCGACTCTTTCCATAACGTAGCCATGCGACGAACCATGTCGTCGGCAACGTCAGGTGACCAAGAGACACCCTCAGCGTGCAGTACGCAACGCATATCCGCATAACCAACATGCACGGTAATGTCACCTGATTGCTTGCTCATGTTGGTCCCTTACTTAGTTGAAAAATAAACTACTTACCCTTGACACCGGCGGTGTGGATAGGTGGGATAATATGTGGATCTGACTTGGCACCGGACTTGTCGATAATAGGAGCCGACGTAGGAGCTGACGGTGCTGGCTTACCCTGATTAGGTTGTGGCATTTACTTACCTTTCTTATTTGTGAGTGGAGATTGCGTTACTGGAACGCCTTTAGGTGACTGATCGCCACCAGTATCATGGCTCGTGCCGGGATTATTTGTTTCGGCCCAACAACCGCATTGCATACACATAATTTATCCTTAGATTGGCATACGACGAGAAATGTTCGCTTGCAGATTCGCTTGACCGCCAGAGCCAAGACCGGCAAGCAACATTTGAAGATCAGGGCGACCACCGGCAGGCATACCAGCTTGACCGGGTGCAACACCACGCATCAAACCAGAATCACTCATACCGGGAAGACCACCCTCACCCCCTGCTCCACCGGGAGGAACTTCACCTGGGGTACCTACCATCCCTGAGGCTTCCGCACCAGACTGCTCAACCCCCGGTGGAGGGGGCATTTCTTGCGGGGCAAACGCTTCAGAAACAATTTCTTCAATAGCTTTACCACGCTGCCTACCGAGGATAATTTGCGATAGTCGTGAGAGAATTTCTCCTGGGTCTTGGCCTGCCTGTGCTAACGCAGGGATAGCTTGTGCGTACCCAGCAACCGCTTGCTTCAGCGCGTCTCGCATCTCTTCAATGTCTACGCGTTGTTCTTCTTCGGTAGCGTTCAATGCGAACGGCATTTGCCGGCGCAAGAAATCACGGCTGATAAGTTTATCGCCGCGAGCTTGTAAACCAAACACGAGTGCACGGTTAGGGTCAAGTCCAGCCATCAGGCCGTACTGAACATCTACCGTGTAGTCGCCCTTAATGTCTTTCTCGGGCGTGTATTTGATTTCGTATGGTGTGCCGTCAGCGTTACCGCGAACGGACTTTGATTCAGTAGGCCAAAGTTTTTCATCAACTTCAAGCGCAGTCTGAACAAGTTTAGTGATCGTGTTTGCGAACATTGACTGTCCGGTACGGATCTGTGTATCAAACCCTGACATGAGGGCTTGTACACCACGACCCGTAACAACAGACGAATCGATGTTTCCGTTACGTGCATCAGGGTAGCGTGAACCTGAACGGAGTTCTTGATCGAGCATGCCTTGTTGGGCGAATGCTGATTGTGGAACTTCGATAGGTACACGGCGAACCTTCTCGCCATTCGCGGTACGGATAACCGCGTCAGGACCAAGAGCGAGTTCTTGTGCGTCCGGTGGGAGCACGATAGGTGCCTGCACAGACTTTTGTGCGGCTTCCAGCGAGAGAAGCGCGAAGCGTGCCTTAGCGACCTGTACAGCAAGCACGTCATCGAACTGACCGTGCATGTCGGAGTCAACACCGGGACGCTGAGTCCACTGAAGGAGACACTGGCCGATAGGGTTCTTGACTGATTCGAGGACAATGTTTTCACGGCTAGGCATGAACAGCATGTCCACGTACTTGTCGTGATAACGAACAACCTCAACCTGCTCATTACCTGAGGTAGGCCGCTTGATCTTATCAATCAACTCTGGGTACATTGCGCTGAGTTCGTCAACGCTCTTGTAGAATGAGAAGAACCCGGCAGAGATTTGACCCCAACGGTCAAAGATAGGGTACGCGCCGATAGAGTCCATGAAACGGATACGAGGCATACGCTCATCCGTATCAATCTCAATGATCGACGGAACGAAACCGTACGTGAAGTAGCGGTCAGCGGCAGTGTACATTTGCTGTTGCACGTCACTGAACATCATGTAACCGTTGACGATACGTGTGCGCTTGTCAGCAAAGTTCCGTGCCGCATCCGACACCATCTTGTTACTTGAACAGTTTAAAGACGGTAGTGGTGCTAATACTTCTGCGAGGTCGCGGGCTGCAACGTCCACCATGTTCGCAACGATGCCACGATCGAACGGGCCGTCGGGAAACAAATCAGGAAACACGTCACGCATGCGCCCTTGGCGCACAGCAAGAACGTTCTGCATACGGTTATCACGATCCGTATAGCGGGTCTTTGTGCGATCATATAGGCCACGGAGCTGGCGAAGGTTCTGGCGTGGCAAACCATCATCCACGTCCGTCTCGCCGGGCTTTAAGTATTCTGGGTACAAAACCTTCTCCTATGCGCCTATCGGAGTCCAGGCGCGTTGCGCTTCCATGTCAACAAGATTCACCGTATGCTGTTGATCCCTGTCCCATTGTGTTAGGAATGGGTTCTTTACGTGTGTTCGTGCATAGTTACTTGCCAGCATTACACGGTCGCGGCATGCAAGTTCCGTGAACCAGAACGCCATGACAATATCTGTTTTCGTATTTTTAGGTAGGTTCGGTGCCCATGTCACAAGTTGTTCCACTAGGGACTTTGCTGACTCCTGTCCATGAGTGGACGGCAGTTCAACAAGTTGATGCCCATCTTCGTACCCCGCAAACAGGGTGGTCATTGACGAGACACCGAAATCAGAGTCGTGCTTATTTGCCCCAGTGAAATGGGGCCGGATGATCGTACCGCGAGAAGAACAGAACTCTGTAATCTCACGGTCGTGCACGAGGAAACCTTGGAAACCATTTTTTTCAATACGCCATTCAGTGACACCGTACTTCACTGTCCACGTTTTGATCAGCTCACGAATCCCCTCAGGGGTCGTGCCAGCTTTATTGTATACATCCAACACGTAACGTTTCTGCGTCTGCGGATCAAGACCAATCACGACAGCAGCGGTACAGCCAGAAGTGGCAGGGTCCATACCGGCAAGAACGATGAGTCCGTCCATGCCGTTCGGGCGACAGTTCACCATACCTTTAGGCATCAAGCCAGCCATACGGTTACCATTAATACAGGCACGCACCGCGTCAGGGTGGAAGATAGCGTCATCAGCAACCTGCTGCTGCATGTACACCATTGCCCAAGCACGAGGGCTAATGCGTGAACGTTTCTTTGTAAGTCGGGTACCGTCCCACTTGGGGTACAGTCCATCTGCGTCAGGTTCCGCAGCGGCACCTTTCAGCCCAGGTTCGGGCTGATTCGAGCGGGGCCACAACGTCACCCAATTCTCGGGCTTGTCAGCGAAATCAAGAACGGCAGGCATTGCCAGATACGACCACGGTGATTCCTCATCCGGATATCGGCTAGGGTCGCGCAGCTCAGAATACAAATCCTTTGATGCAAGACGAGTACCCACCACAAGCATCGAGCCAGATGCGCTAATACGGGAGATAACTTCTGACTGTAGCCAGTCGATCTGCTTCTCGTATTCGTGAGCGTTTGTTAAGTCCACGCAGTCGTCCATGACGATCAGGTCGGCGCGGGCACCGTACACGTGACCACGAACACCAAGAGCCTGAACCGTAGGATCCTTCTCACCAGAGTCACGGGCGGAGTCCGAGACGTAGATCATGTTCCGGTTCCACGCTTCAGCGTCTTTATCGAAGCCACCCATCGGGGCGTACTTCGTAATCATGTCCATATATTTTGGATGCGTCAGACGCGTCTTAATCGCGTACAGCATCTTCTCAGCCATCGCCTGCGTTTTAGAAATTAGTAGGACGCGAATGTTCGGGTCCATACAAATCCGGTAGGTCACGTAGTTGATCGTGATCGAAGTGGTCTTCGCATGCTCCGGTGGCATGTTCACCATGATCAGGTCAGTTTCGCCATCCTCATAAAACATGCCAGGATGAACCCAAGAAGGCTTCCCGCCCTCAATCATGTCCACCACGTTCTGCATATGAGGGAACACTTGCGCGTCGAGGAACGTCTGCGAAAACTGGTTGAACGGCATTGCTTCGCCCACTTGGGCAACGTCACGGTTCCGCATCATTTTGATGCGCTCAACCTGCGACACGAACTCAGGGTCAGTGTCACGCCAACGTTCATACGTCGAACGGGCGCGATCTACAGCTACACACGCTTGACTGATATTCATGCCAGATTGCAAATGAGCGAGGAAAGCATTTTTCGCTTCGGCGGTCGACTCGCCGCGTTTACGGCCTTTCGCAGCCACCGGAACTCCAAACCTCATGCAACCTAAATAAGGGAAGGTCAGATGCACAAATAAAGGGGGTCAAATGCGTTTGCAATTTGACATACGTGTAGCATTATTTTTCACATGCAGTTAACAGTTATCCACAAGTTATTCACAGTATATAGTGTGGCCCATAAGGCCACATAAAACTAATTTATTACTGTTTAATGCTGGCCCATAAAGGCCAGCTTTAATACTATACTGTGCGGCCCTCAAGGCCGCTTATAACTAATTAACTATACATATATGTATTCCTCGTTTTGGACAGCATTTGTGACACATTTTTTGAAAAAACTTTAAAACGTTACCAAAACGTTACAATAAACCCATACAAAACCGGACAAACCAGTACACCCCCCACAACGGTACAATATAACAAAATCGTTTTGAAGCACTATATATATACTACGTGGGGGCGAAGTTAAACAATGGGTGGGTCAAGTTTGCAGGTGCAAAACATAGGCAGATACCCCCCTAGGGGTAGTGCTAAATCCTGGCAGTTGCCTACAGTTTGCAACTACAGACAGTTTGCCATTGCGAACCCCTCTCATTACCACTATATATTCTCCATATAATAATATATTCCTAGGAATTATATAACTAATACAACTAAACACAATAGATTAACGCATAGTGTAGGGAGACTATCTACCCTTTCTTTATTTGGGGGTGTTGTGTTGTGTGATGGAGATCACATGGATAGGTGCTTGACTTTGCGGATTTTTCTACCGTGTCCGGTTATCGGTTTCCTGGATGTGACGTAGATCACGGTTTTTGGGGTTGTGTGTTGGGGTTTGGGTGTGCTTATAATGGGGCAGTGGTCACTAGGGTCACTATGGAGAGAGGTAAGGATCATGGAAAACAACACTCAACGTGTAGGGGCTACAACTAAATTCCTCGCACCTACTAATGCGAGAGGGTCGCGTATCAAGGTGACTATGGCGGGACGTTCTAGGACTGTCAGTTACGATTACGCTGCCCGTTCGGCGCATGCTCAAGCGGTGCAAGATGCGTGGGAATTCTTTGGATTCGGGCCTTTGGCGGATGTCACTTACGTGGCTGACAGTGAGTCTGGCAGGGGTAGTGTTTACGTGGTGACTTATGGGGAAGGGGTGACGGAATGAGGCTCACGCGTAGGGGCGAGAGGTTGCTAGGGAATTGTCTGGCACTTGGTGCGGTAACTATTATTCTGGCCCTTATGGGTCTAGCGGGATGGATTGAGGGGTGGCAGTAATGTCGTGCCCATTGTGTGGTTCACGTAGGGAAGGCCACCACGTAGATACTAGGGAGTATCCTAGGTTCACGTGGTGCGCGTATAGTTTCGATAGCTCACGGGCAGTCGTGGCAGTAGAGAGAGGATAAGACTATGGAATTCTGGCAGGTTATTGCACGGCGCGAGAGGTTAGCCGGGCACTATTTAACGAACGGTTACGCGGTACCTATACGGGCGCATGACCCTAAAGGTGGCTACTTTACGGCAGGTTATAGGTGGACTTGCCCTACTTGCCAGACTCATGGTGACGCGCAAGGCTACGGTGAGTTAGGCGGTGAGATAGCTCACCATAGGGACATGGTGCACGCCTAGTTGCTAGTGTCTTCACCATACGTCAGCTCTTGGTGTATGGTGAGGGCAGTGGCCACTAGGGTCACTAACAATGAGAGGCTAGAAAAATGAACGATTATTGTATCATCCCTGCCGACGCGCTGCGCACCATGCTTGACGGTGCCATGGTCGCGGTCGGTATCGATAGGACTTTACCTACCTTGACGGGTATCCGCATTGAGTGGTCACAAGGCGTGGTGACGGTAGTTTCTACGGACCGTTACCGCTTGTACCGTGGCATTTACGACACGTCTAATCATGGTGAGGCTGGCACGTTCGATGACGGGGCTATCTTGCTACCGGCTAGTGAGGTGAAGGCTATCCTGTCGCTATTGCCTAAGGTCAATCCGCGTATCGCTAGTAATGTCATGGTGGCCTTGCACGGTAGTGGCTATGTCGCTGGCGGTAACGGTAGTTGGAACCGTACGTGCCAACTCATGTCCGGTGAGTTCCCTAAGTGGCGCACGCTTATTGAGCGTGAGCCTGACAGTGTGGAAAATATCGGGTTCAATCCTAAATATCTGGCCGATATCGCTAAGATACCGCACGATAAAGGCCAGCGCATGGTCATGCGGTTCACGGGTAGCACTAGCCCTACGTTCATGTATTACGAGGGACGTAAGGTAGCTGACGTGGATGCCATGTATATGCTTATGCCTTGCCGTAGCGTGGTCTAGTGTCTTTGATTGTGCACTACGCTATGCTAGGTAGTGCACTTTCATGGTCACTAGAATAGTGCCAGATAGGGAGAGGTTAAGGTTATGAGTGTAGATATTGGGAATCTATGTATTGAGTGTGGCAAAGACACGTCAATAGGCAGTGGGCTATTTGTAAACCGTGTACCTGCCGATAATGGGGAGGTGGACGGTTACTTGTGCCGTGAGTGTTTGCCGTGCGAGGGGTGCAACGCTGAACCTAGTGAGCCGTGCCGTGAGTGGTGCCTGTCACGTGTGGAGGTGACGGCATGACGGCTAAGGCATGTTTGGAATGGAAGGGTGATCATGCTTATTGCCCGTATTGTGGTCCCGCTAGTGACGATGATGAACGCGATAGTGAGCGCGAGTGTTATTCGTGTGGCGTGATTGATAGTAACGGCACTGGACGTGCTGACTTGGATGACGTGTGGCTATGCAAAGAATGCATGGTAAAACATAATAACTATATGAGAGAGACGAAGGTGCCGTGGTGATTGAGATAGAATTAGGTAGTGCACCCGTGTGGTGCGTAGATGGCTACGTTAATGGTAGCTCGTGGCGTGTACGTTGCGACGATAAGTTGATCGCTATTTTTGATACACGTACTGAGGCTGTCACGTTCCTGGCTGACGTATTGGAAGGTGAATAATCATGGTATGTAACGTACAATTCGTGTTCGATTACATGGTGATTAGCGCGACAGTGGAATGCGAAAGTGAGGCTAACGCCGTGGATATGGCTGCTTATGACATTGAATATTTTCATGGTGTACCTAAGCATGTTATGGACGGTGCCGATTATGTTACGGTGAATGGGGAAGAATGGGATGATTAGGATAAAGTATGGGCGCACGCGTGGTGACGTGGTGCATGTGGATAGTGAGCATGAGCATGATGAATGTGACACGGCAGTACGTGAGCTGCTACAATTCTTTAGAAAGGGAGAGGAAAGTAAATGATTACAGTGCACGTAGACTTTGAGTCTGGTAAATCTATTAACCATATGGTGCGTGACTATGAGGCGGCAGCATGGTACCTATCAACGGTGGCGTTGCATCCTGTGAAGTGTATCTATTTTATTAAGGGAGAAGACCATGAGTGAGCCGGATAGTTCACCGCCAGAACCCAGGCACTTGTGTTTTGAGTGTGGTGAATACAATTTCATGTTCGATGAAGAGTGCGCCTATTGTGGTGCCGATAGAGGAGTGAAAGAGTGAAAGATATTGTGGAAGAAACATATGTGGCGCAGCTTTTGGCACGTAAACTGTACGTGGACTGGTGCCATTGGAAGAACACTGAGCCACGCCCGTACCCTTACAGTAACAATGGGTTCAGGGAGTATGCTGGTACGGCAGTGAAGTATCTTGGCTATGACAGTCAGGCTATCAAGGATCTTGAGAGAGAGGTCAGCGAATGATGAGTGAACGTGTCCATTGTGACGCATTGAACTGCACGACTAGCGTGGAAATACGTGGTGCCTTACCTGACTCGTGGGTAGTGTTCGACGGGCAGCATTACTGCACGCCTGGTTGTGCCGTGATGTCTTGGAAGGGTGATTTAGAGTGAAGAAATATATTGACATTGACTGGCAGTCTGGTAACTGTCGTGTAGGTATTGAGCCTGAGAAGTTTTACCCTAGTGAACGGCATCAGCTGGACCAGCAGGCTATTGAATGGTGTAAAGATTGTCCTATCGTGCGTGACTGTGCCGATTGGGGTATTCATCATGAGGTTCATGGTGTGTGGGGTGGACTGTCAGGTAATCAACGGCACATGATCCGTAAACGTAACGGTTTACGTGTAACTGAAATGTCGTACATTGACATGATCGCACCGCGTACCATCATCATGGAGATGGCACCTATCCGTAAACCTCAGAAGCGTAAGTCTGGGTCTAACGATTCCACGGTACGTGACAGGTTGAAGAACTATCATGACACGTATGATCAGCATGGTGGCTCTGTCACTGCGGCAGCCACGGTGCTAGGTATCAAGCCACAAACTTTGGCTGCCTACCTGCGTCACGCTAAGAACACTCTCGGTCTTGAAGTGATGCCGTACCGTGACGATAGTTATGCTGAACGTAAGCGTGCACAGTGGAGGAGGTTTCGTGAAAACGCATGATGAACTATGTGGATTACATGATGGTTGCGTGTGCGTGTGGCTTGCTGGTGCTTGCGATAATTGTGGTTGCACTTGCGAACTGATCGCCCGTGTGCGTGCTGACGAAAGGTTGAAGAATGCGAACACGTAAAGCTGAAGTGGATAAGATCGTCCGACTATTGGACGCTGAGTATCCTGACGTGGAAGAACTAGGTAAGGCTGTCCTAAGTGAAGCGTTAGATTTGTTCTTGGCCCGTGACTGGTGGCTTGTAGCCATGCATGATGATAAACTAGGCACCTTCCTATTTGGACCATACGAAAGTGAGAGTACAGCGATGAGAGCTATCGGTAAACAGATCGTGCAGCCAGGGCCTGAACAGTCACAGTTCAAGGTGGTGAAGTTTATTCGTCCTGACTTCGGTACTGCACGGGAGGGGGCTTAGTATGTTAGTGGGCCTCGCTATGGCGGCAGTACTTGCTGCTGGTCCTGTCTCTCACGCACCCGAGGTGCGCATGGTGGATAAGGTGACAGTGCAGGATGTCATGCTCCCTTATCGGGGTAAGTATTGGAGAGAGAAGCAAAAGAAATACACGATGTGTGTACTGAAGCGTGAGTCTAATGGTAACTGGTTCTCAACTAACCGTGGCAATGGTTACTTTGGTGGGTTTCAGTTCTCTAAACCTCTCACTCGTGGTGCTACATGGATGATGCTGCCTGAATTGCAGCACATGTTCGGCAACATGAACGCTAAGGCATTGTTTGCTGAGCTGCAACGCACGGAGATGCATCAGTGGTCACCGTTCTATCAGCACATGGCGTTTGCTACCGTGTTGAATTGGGATCATGACTGGCGTGGTAAGTTTCACTGGAAGGGTGGAAGATGGACTTGTTGAGATGGCGTAAGAGGGAAAAACCGTTGGTACGTAAGGACTTTTCGACACCGTTCAATGTGTTGAGTGAGCCACCTACTGCTGACTATCGTGGCATTCCCACGTTGGAGTGCCCTTGTGGTTGTGAATGGTTGATCATGTGTGCACAGATAGATCCTGAGACTAGACTGCCTGGGTTTATTCTTCTTGACGCATTGTGTGCGTCGTGTGGTGCACTCGTGACGTTACCTACACCTGTTGATGATGACGTGTATCTAACTGACTGGGAGGGTAGGCCGTGAAAGAGTTGCGTGGTAAGTGGAAGTACAGTAAGAAGCGTGGCGTGTGGATTATGAAGTGGAAGATGCGTAAGATACATGGACCTGTACAGCTACAGCAGAGAGAAGAGGATTGATCATGGCTATGGAAGATGAAGTGTGTGTTGATACACCGGAGCATGAGGACTTGTGTGTTGAATGGAACGAGCGTCCGTCTCAGCATTATTTAAACATGCAAGGGTTTGATACGTGTATCTGTGTCATGCTTGCAAAGTCCCGTATAAAATCGTTGCAAAGTACGGTACTTGGGGGCAGTGATGCACATTCCTAAAGGTGAGCACGTTGAATGGTGTCGTGAATATAGCTGCGAAGGGTGTGTTGAAGATTCTTTTGATGCAGGCTACGCCGCTGCCCTTGATGCAGCAGAGAAATCAGTACTCGCCTCATGGTCGTGGCTTGATTGGGAAGACGACGGCAAAGGTGAGCAGGAAGTTATGTTTATGCGTGATGCCGTTGCCGCTATTCGTGCGCTACGAGAGGAGAAGTAATGGAACATTTACC